GATTGGGAAACTCATATGCGGAACGCTTGGACTAAAGATGGCCTGAAAATTGTCGGTATCGCTGAATCTGGCTGGATTATTTCCGGTCAAGGTAGCCCTGATATTTACACGGTAGGCCGTGTAGGAACTATCTACATTGACACAGAAACAGGGAACAAATACGAATGTACCGGCACAGAAGTCGTAGAAGGTATCACCACATATATCTGGACACCGTTCTATATGCCTGTAAAAGGTATTGTAGCAGAAGGTTCGCAAGGCTGGGTATGTGGCGATGATGTCTGGAAGGCTTTACAACAAAATGTAATTTTTAGGGAGTTTTAATATGGGTGTATATATAGGTGAAACTAAAGTAACAGCAATCTCCGTAGATTCAAACGGTAACGAATATAAACTTAAAGTAGTGGAGGAATCATAATGGCAACCGATACTAATGTTAGGCAACTTGTCTTAAACAAGATGACTAAAGAGCAGTACGATGCTCTTGAAACTAAATCGCCTACCGAACTATATCTCGTATCAGGAGATAGTTCAGAGGCTAACGATGGTGTATTGACTATCAAAAGAAACAACACTTCAGTAGGCACTTTCTCGGCCAACCAAGCGACTAATACCGAGGTGAATATCACAGTACCTACAACAGCAAGCGATGTAAATGCGTTACCGAATAGCACTAAATATGCGGCGGCAATCTCGCTTTCAATGAACTCATCTACATATGTAGTTACTGCCCAATTAAAAGACCAAGATGGCAATAGTTTAGGCACGGCACAAACCATTGACCTTCCACTTGAATCCGTAGTAGTAGGCGGTAGTTACGATTCTACTAATAAGAAAATCATCCTTACTCTTGAGAGTGGTAGCACTATTGAAATACCGGTAGCAGACCTTGTAGCAGGGTTGCAGAGTGAAATCACCACTACTAATAAATTGGATGCTGATTTAGTTGATGATTCTGAATCTACTCACAAGTTCGTTACTTCTACCGAGAAAACAAAAATATCAAACTCAATAACCCAAAGCGACTTGAACACCGCTCTCGCAGGCTATGAAACTAAAGTTACTGCCGGTACTTCATCGCAATACTATCGTGGCGATAAGACTTGGCAAACGCTAAATAAGGCCGCTGTTGGGCTAGGAAGTGTGGACAATACAAGCGATGCAACCAAAAAGACCAATTATACTGGAACTATTGCAAGCGGTAATACCGGCTTTGTTACTGGCGGCGATGCTTATACTGCTCTTTCAAACAAAATAGAATATGCCGCTGTAATTAGACAACATTAAGGAGGATTATGGCTACTGATACAAATGTCAAATCGCTCATCATAAACAAGATGACAAAGGCTCAATATGATGCCGCTACCAAATCGCCTAATGAATTGTATTTTGTAACCGGAGATACTCCAGACTTTAGTTATCAAGTTATTTCAGAGGACAACTATCAAGCACTCGTAGATGTTGGCACGGTAGATGCCGATACGCTCTACTTCATAAAGGAATCATAATGCCTATTGTACAGAATGGTAAAACCCAGAAGATGATATACAAGAATGGTGTACCCATCTCTAAAGTGTATAAGGGTACTATTCTGCTATTCCGTGCTACCGATGTATTGAGTGTAGGTGGTATAGGAACTGATGCGTATGGCACAGGGCTTATCGGCCAGTCTAACAATCCACACACGGTAGAAACCGGCTTTACTCCGCTTGGAGGATTAGGTGTAGATATGATAGGCCAGAGCGAATTAGGCTTCTCATTCTCTACTCATTATGATGCCGATGACTTCATAAGTCAGTAAAGATAGATTTTACGACATTAACAATCTTAACTGGAAGTTCAAAAACAATCACGCTTCCGGCAGGGCATTGGTTGGTATTTGCAGTCGCTAACATTCTAACGCAAAAAGATGGTTCTTTCGCATCTACTATTAAATGGTTAGGTATAAATAAAAACTTTCAAGGGTATAGGTATGCAGGGCAAAACAGAAATCAGTCCGAGTTCACTTTTATTACAGAGGTTACAATATCGGAACAAACTACATATACAGGAACAACCACAGGTGATGGCTGTGAGTTTTATCAGCAAAACTGGATTGCAATAAAATTAGGCTAAAGCGATAACTGTCAGATAAGAAGCGTTCCCACGAACTTTGGCCGCATCGTTATTCCACAATTTAATGACATCATTCTCTTGCACATCAAGAACGCAAGCACAAATTGTAGCAGTACAGTATGATGATGAGGCGAGATTAGCGATAGCACAAAATCCGGTGTCTGAATTATTCTTTTGTATTCTACACCATCCGTATGCTCCACCATTAGATGAGTAAAATGTTGAGGCGGTTACGAGGACTTTTGATACACCTGCACCAATTTTTACCGCATTATTTGATTTAGTCAATTTAGTACCTACTACGCCCTGTACAAAATCAAGAGCAATCTGTGAATTAGCAGATGCAGAACTATCTCCGTATGACCCACGGAGTGTAATCATACTTAATGTCGTAAAATCTATCTTGTCCGCCGTTACTGCTCCATTGTTTATTTTAGCGGTAGTTACAGCAGAGTTAGCGATATTCTCGGTAGTGATAACGCCGTTGATGATTTTGTCAATCATACCAGCGGTAAGGTTCTGCCTTACATCAGTACCAGCAGAGTGAGATTGAGCAGTAGTACCCTCTAAACCACGAGTACAACCGGTAAGGCCATAGCCTGATACACCGGTGAAGTGAATGATTTCGTGCTTGGTAGAGTTAGCATATTCAAGCACAAGCGTACCCTCGGTGATACTTGGTACAGTTTCTACATAGATAGTAGTGGCAACAGCATCACAAGCCTCACGAAGTTTTGTTACGAAGAAGTTTTGAAATTGTTCAGCCATAATTATTTTTCCTTTTTATTTTTAATCATACTTACTTATATTATATCATTAAACCGCCGCATATGGTTGTCCACCCATAGTACCGCTCATAGGTACTTTAGCGAAGTTAGCACGGCCAGCAGGGTTGTATCTCATCTTGCTTGGGCTAGGTACTTTAGCATATACCGGAGATGCTTGGAAAGTATTTTCAAAGATAGGAGCGTACGAGTAACCACCACCAGATGACCCACTACTTCGTTTGCCAGAAGAACCGGATTTGCTGTCTTTACCTATCTTATTCACGGCCTCAAGTTCATCAAGTGTCATATCATCATAACCTTCAATTCTACGCATCTGGTTAATGATGTAAAGCATCTGCTCATTATATGCAGTTGATTCCTCTTGGTAGGCATCATAGTTCTGCGACCAGAAGTTCTTATACTCTTGAGAATCATCCCAATCATCACCATATTTGGATTTAAGAGCGGTCTTCAATGACTGGTATTCTGACATAAGTGGGAACTGTAATGAGAGTGAGAGGCCTAATTGCTGGTCGTTCATACCATCAAGGTTGCCAGAGATAAATGACATATAGTCGCTGTACTTATCGTTAAGTTCGTTCCAATCCTGAACACGCTTTGTCTTGCCAGAATCATCCCATTCAGATTGAGGCAAGGAAGCATAGTATTCCTTCTGGGCATTAAAGAACTCTTTCCAGAATGGGTCTTGTGTCATTATCTTTTTAAGAGCAGTATCTTCGCCGGTAGCAGTAGATTTGTATTGCAGGTATCTGCGAGTTTGCTCATCATCAAGTTGAGTGTAGGCTGGGTCAACCGGAGTACCGAAATCTTCACCACGCTTTAAGGCCATATTTTTCATCAAGTTCCATACTGTTAAATCAGGCTCACCATTAGGATTCTGTCCGTAAAGAACAGTCTTCCATTTTTCAGGGCTTACAAGATTATTCCCCATAGATGCGTAATACACATCAGCCGCATCAGGATTCTTCACACGGAGATTGTCAAGCAAAGCATTGTACGCACGGCCTTTCTCGTACCATTCTTGTGCAGTCTGTCTGTCGCCTGCTTCTAGTGCTTCTTGTACTTTACCGGAGTAGTCAGAGTTCTCATACTGGTTGAGTGGTCTATTGTAATCATTCTCATCCTTTAAGCCGAGGTCTAATGGGAACTCATTCAAGGCTTGATTGTACCGGATGAAGTCATTGAAGCCACCATCTGTATTGCCATCACCGTTGTAATCTTTGCCTCTCGCTTGGTTGATGATAGCAGACAATAGGTCTGGGTTCTTGTTATATTCACGAGCCTCTGAAGTTCTATTCATACCAGAAATTAAACCGTTAATCATATCTATCGGGTTGTCTGGTGATAGATACTGTACTCTACCTTGTTTATTCTCTGCATAACCACGCTCCAAAACATCCTTCGTGGAGTTAAGATTGCCGAATATACCATAGTCTTGGTCTAGCCTATTGCCAAGCGGTGTGAAGGTCTTTAATACATTATCTAATGCACGCTGGCCTGCATCACCTTTGAGGTTCTCGGTACTCTGCCCTTTGGCTTGTGCTATCTCATCCTGCCTTTGTTGGTTATATGCGTAAGCACCTAATGACAACATTGGAGAGATTTGGCCGAAGAAGTTGACTGCCTCATCCATAAAGGTCTTGTCTTCCTCATCTATACCGGAGTAATCAGCACCACCGATGTTGAACATACCGACAACAGAAGCGAGTGGTACGCCCATAGCCATAGCACTCAATGCTCTAGGAGCAAGGTCAAATGCGGCGTTACGGACAATCCTTTGCCCACGGTTCATATTAGCGTTCACACCAACATCATTAGAGCCGATAGCACCACGAGCGGCCTTTGTAGTCAAACGAGCGGAGGAATCAAAGTACATTAACATCGGCTTCATAACGGCAGAATCAGACTTAATATACTTGAATACTCTGTCCATTGGCAACATTCTCTGGTAGAAGTCTGATAACACACGGTTAGTAAGTTCAGTACCAGAAAGCGTTCTACCACCATTTTGTTGGGCAAACTTCTGGGAAGTGTAGTAGCGTTCAGCGTTCTGTAAGAAGGTAGCATCCTTCCAATCCTGCACAAATCCGTTCCATTGTGTAGCAGTATCAGCACCATCAAGAACCTTGCCGGCAGTCTTGGCGGCTTCTTTTAAGATATTCACTTGGTCTTTAGCAGTAGCGGCGTTCTCAAGCCTTGCTTGTATTTCAGCCCTTTGTGCCTTCGGTAGGGTGTTTAAGAACTGGTCGTAACTGCCACCGTTGCTCATACCATACTTGGCTTTAATAGCCTGTGCTTCAGATGGTCTGATAGAAGCCGCTCTTACCATACCATAGTCAGCCATAGAAGTTACAATTTCTGGAATCTCATTTAATGTAGTCTGTACTCTAGCACCACGGAACGATGAGTTCATAACTCTCTGGATGGCAGAACCAACCTTCTGGGCTACACTTTGCGTATAGCGGTCTTTCATCATAAAGCGTGAAGCATACTCATTCATCAAGGCTTTAGCCTTTTTATTAGTGAAGTTCACGGTAGTAGCGTAGTTAAGCATATTCTGCGACCACGCATCTTTAATCATAGAGCGGTTAGCAAGGTAAGTAGCCATCTCCGGTGAACCTGTATTCTCGGTGTAGTAACGAGTTAATTCAGCCCTACGCTTCAACACTTCTTGTTTGGCCTTATCGCCAAGATGTTTGTAACCAAGAATCATATTATCTACTTGCTCGGCAGAGTTCCTAGCAAGTGCGTTGATATTCTGCATATCTTCAAATCTAGCACCACCTTCGTTAGCACCCCATTGGCCTAGTGAACGCAGTTTCTCAAAATCGCTAAATCCTTTTGGAGCAATATCTATATTAGTCTTTTCTACTCCGAGGGCATCACCAGCCTCCGACAGTTTATCTACCGGTTTCATTGACTTAAAGTCTTTGTCAGAAATACCTTTATCTACTGATTCATCTACTTTATGGTTAAGTTCGTTTATTGCTTCGGCAGTCTTATCAGCGGCGGCTACCTTTTGTTCTTGTGAAGCATCTGGTTTAATAGCGTTCATCTGGTCTAATGCGGCGGCCTTAATCTGTAAGTCAGAGTTTTCGGCACGCATATGCCAGTCAACAAGAGCATTGTTTGAGTAGTCCATTCTATTAGATTCAGCCACAGCACCAGTACGAGCCTTCTCATAATACTTGTCATTAGAGCCAGTATCAAGCAATTCTCTTAATGACCTATTAGAATAGCCCTCGGCAGAATCAGCGAACTGTTGTGGTAGGTAAGCCCTTTCCATACTGCCTTCTACATCATTGACTGCTGGGTTGTATTCAAGCACGCTACGATAGATATTCATTTCCTCTGGTGTGAGGTTAGACAAATCAGCCTTGCCACCATCAGCGGCCTTATTCGCTTCTTGAATCTTCTGTTGCAACTCCGGTGTCATACCGAGTTTTTCATATTCGTTTAGAAGTTCTTGCCTTCTAGCCATATCTTGTTCTCGGTAGATGTTCTGGAACTCATCTTGATTCACTTCAGCACGAGCAGGTGCTTCCTCACGGACAAAGCCACGGTCAGCCATCGCCGCTTCTGTAAGTAAATCATTAAGAGCATCTGTTTCTTCCACACGAGTAGGTTGTTCCTCGCCTCGTGTGATAGATTCATCTATTGCTTGGCGAAAGGCCTCCTGCTCTAATCTGTTTCTCTCGCTTGTAATGTCTTGATAAGTGCGGTATTGGTTGCCATCAGCATCAACGCCTTTATATTTGCGTAATGCTTCAACAATGTCCTCATACATATATAGAGGCTCTTTAGTGCCATAGTCATAAGCGAGTGGTCTATTGCCCTCGGTGATGTCAAACATCTGGTCTGCTAGTGGGCGAGCATTGTCATACCCATTTTCAAACATTCTCTGTGCTAGCATATCGTTGATTTTAAGGCCAGTCTGGTAGTCATAGCCGGTTACATCCTCATTAGCACGGATGCTTAATAACTGATTGTAGCGTTCTTTAGCGGCCTCAATAGCACCTCTATCTCCTGATTCAAGTGCTTCAGCATATCTTTGGCGAGCAGAATCGTAAGCCCTCTCAATAGGGTCTTCACCCTCTGTACGAGCCATACCTTCGCCCATTTCAGTTTGCTTCGTGGTTGCTTCACTACGAGCCTCGCTTCCCATATTTTCAGGGGTAGTTTGCTTCATAGTTGCTTCAGAAGCCTGTGTTCCTTCTGCACCTTCTACGATATTAGATACATCTTCTGGATTAACTCTTTGGCCGGTGGCAGATTCTTGTTGTTGCTCTACTTGGCCGGCTTGTGCCTGTTGTATGTATTGGTTCTGAATCTGTTCCACCTTCTGCAAGTATTGGTCGTAGGAGATTTTGTTCTGTTGCAATTCATTCCTAATCGCTTCTACTTGCTGGTTATAAGTCTGGCGTTGTGATTCATTTAATATATCACGCAAGGTTTCCGTGTTCTGATTCACTCTCTGTGAGTTCTCGGAGTTTCTAGCCATCTGTTCTGCGGTGATACGAGCGTTGGTTTCATCAGATACGGCTTTAGCATCTTGATTAAGTTTGGTTTCATCAGCCTTGCTCATATCTTCAACTTTGCCATTCTCATCAACACGGCCAGTTTCTTGCTCTACTTTACCCTCATTATCAACTGCGTTCTTCACGCCTTCTTGGAAGTCATCCAACCTTTGCTGGACTTTAGCGTTGTCCTCATCAGATAGTTTAGAGCGAATACTGCTGTCAAGTTCTACCTTACCGGTTTCTTGGTTGATACGGAACAAATCACGATTACCAGTCTGGCCTTCACGAATAGCACCGGTAACATCCATACCCAAGTCGCCGATGATATTGTTTACCAAGTCTTGTCCATAAGTCTTCCACGCATCATTACCGTAACCAAAGGCTCTGATACCAGTTTCACCGGCAGTTGTAGCCGCCGCCCACGGCAATTCTTTACCAGCATACTTGAGTAGTCCTTTAGCAATCTCGCCATAGTTTTTATTCTTCACGAGGTTCTGTAAGGTTTCACCACCAGAGAACTTGATATTCGGGCCGAGGCTTATTGTCTTGCCACCTATGTTGGCAGTACCTTTCATACCTGCGGCAGATAATGCTAGGTTAAATGCACCAACGCCAATGTCAGCAAGTTTCTGTTCGTTGGTTTGATTTCTGCGTTCTAGGTTGCCTTCTTCATTTAAGGCATAATCTCTGTCAGCATCAGTAGCGGCAGACAAGAGTTCGTGGCCTAGATTTGCACCAGCAGTTCCAAGACCGTACCAACCGCCAGTAGCGACATTGAGAGCAGTATTAGCAACCAGATTAGAACCTGTGTCAAGAAACCCGACAACACCGTTGTTGCCCTCCTCTCTCGTGGCTCTATTCTCACGAATCGCTCTGGATGTTTCATCACTACCAGTAATATCACCTAAAGCGTTAGTTAATGGCTCTGCTAAATCACCTGCTACACCGCCAGATGTGAACCAGTCGCCGATGGACTTAAAGAATGATTTATCACCTTTATCAACATCTGATACCATACCCTCATACATATCTGCATACTTATACATTGTGGAGAGGTTATTCATCATATAAGAATCGTTGTCTTTTTCAGCGACAGCATAGGCCTGCTTAATCTTGGTTTTCGCATCCTGTAAGTTCTGGTAAACATCCCATTTGTCATCTGAACTCAACTGGTTATATGCGTTCATAAAGGATTGTGAACTAGATAAAGCGTTCTCATCCTTGTCTTTAACCTTATTCAAAACATTGTTGATATGGTAGTTAGCAGTACCAGAAGCAGAATCACCTAATATATTTTTGTATGAACTTTTTGTAGCATTATACGCATCAACATAATCGTTGTAGAGATTATTTGTTCCGTTGTTAATGTCATCAAAATTACGCCTAGAAGCATCAGCCCTGCTCATTTGTTGGCTCTGTTCTTGCACTCGTTTTTGTGCTTCTTCGGCCTGTTTTCGGGCTTCTTCAGCGGCAACTGCGGCCTGTCTGTTAGCCTCGTTCTGTGCTGTTTCTGCGGCGGCTAATTGCTCTAATTGTGCCAGTCTATCGCTATCTCGTGTGCCAGATGTGTTATAAGCGATATTGTCCTGCTGGGATGCTTGTAGAGCAGTATTCTCTGGCTCTTGGGTATTAGTTTGTGCGACCTCTTGGGTATCAGAAAGCAAGTCCTTGCGTTTCTTGTATCCTTTGGTCTGCTTGAAAGCGTTTACAATATCGCTCATTTAGACCTCCTATTATTTGCTTACGCCAGTAGATTTATTCTGCTCAATTTCGTTTTTAACTTTGTTGGTAGTTTTCTTGGCTTCTTCAGCAATCTTTTCATCTGCTTGGAACTCGCCTGCACCAGTACCGGCATTAGTAGTATTTAGGAAGGATGTAAAGGCATCACGGATGTTACCGAAATCATAATCACCACCCAAGTTGCTCATCTCACGAGAGAATACAGAGTTTGGTTTGTAGATGTCGCTTTGCCCACGGAAACTGTTTAGACCCTTGTTGAGTGAGTTTTCAGACTTACGGATGGTTTCAAGGTTATCAGAGTTAGCCTCGGTATTAGCGAGAGTATCAAAGTCTGTCATAAAGTTGTTGTATGAAGTACGAGCATCGGTTCTTGCTTGGTTTGCTTTAGCACCCAAGTTACCGAGTTCAGTTTCATATTCACGCTTCAATTCGTTCTGTGAGTTCTGATGCTCTTTCTCGGCATCCATTTCACGATAGCCACGGAGAGAAGAATCATAACCACCGATAGCGGCGAATGATGCGGCAATCTCCGGTAGTGCCTGCTCAAGAGTGTCCAAGAGTTCAGCAGAATCAGCATCGTAGGTTTCTTTTCTACGGCTTGATTCCTCTTTGTAGGTCTTGTCAATGTTACCGAGAATCTCATTTAAGATAGCCTCAAACTCGCCTCGGCGACCCATCATATTATTTTTTATGCCAGAGGCTTCGTTTGCCCTTTGTGCTTGGCGTGCTTTCTCTGCCGCAAGTTGTGCATTATAAGTATTAGAAGTAGAATAATTAACACCACCACCGCCGGTAGAACCTTGACCGCTATTACTGGGATTGGGATTAGCGATTCTTGTACCGCCATCGGCCATAGAGAACTCGCTACCTTCTGGATTTCCATCCCAGTTTCCGTTCCTGTCAAGTCGTGCTTTACCAATACTTCTTGTATTTCCATTTTGGTTGACCCAGACATTTCCATCTTCACCCAACCAATAAACATAATGACTAGCCATTTTAATTTTCCTTTGTTTATTTTTTAAGTTTACTTACTATTATTATACCACACCAGAATTGTCTGTGAGGTATGTGTCTTCGCCCTTAAAGACTTGGAAGTCTTTGGTTTCATAAGATATGATAAACCCAAGAAGGGCGAAGTTCTCATTAACGGTATCATTAGATACCTTGAAGTCAAACACCCTAGATTCCCTACCAATATAGATATTGAGAATCGTAGAGGAGTTTGTATTAGCGATGCTGGATTCCTCCGAGCCATCATCAAAGATAACCTCTCCGTTATCACCGGCATAGAAGTTATCTGCATTAGATAGGCCGAATGTTAGTTCGCCGGTTTCATCCACGCCTAAACCACCACGCTGGAGTTTAGAGATTTGGTACTTATCTTCTACATCAAACTCACCATCCTCATCAGAGTAGGTGATAGTTACCGAACCTTGAATCCTCTTAAAGATAGGCCGGAAGTTCTTCCATAGTTTAGTATAGTCAATCTTCTTGCCGTGGAAGGCACGAGAACGCCAGTACGCAGGGATTGCTTCACCATCATCATTGTACTGATATGGTACGAAGTGGCAGGTTTTATTGTTCACCGAACTTGTAAATGCGATTAACTGCTTACCTTCATCAGTATCATAAGGGCAGATACCGGAGGCGGCGACATCCCAGACTGTCCAAGCATAGAATCGTTTATCGTACACAATCATAAAGTTATTGACTTCAGAACCATCCAACGGTACACATAGGTAGTATCTATTATCAGAGAATACGGAGCGGATGTACTGCTTTTTGGAGTAGTTGATACGATTTACTAGGCCAATTACACGAGCAGACAACTGATTCGTACGGATTGCGGTGTAGTAGTTAGGCTCATTACCTAATACATATATACCATCCTGTGATAGGAAGAAGCAGTCATTCTCCACGGTACAGATAGAACCGTGTGCAGAACATCCATAGGCGTTAGTGATACGAGAGAGAGCGAGTTCTGAACCATTCTCGGAAGCAGTCCATACCGCTTGCCAGATTGAGTGTTCCTTGAATACAATCAGGGCATCTTGGAAGAAACCAAGTCCGGTGATAGCCTCACCATCTTCAGGGTTTACATCCTGACAAAATGCGGCGGCGGCGTTAATCTCATCTTCAAAGACTGTTGCACCCGGCACATCATCAGCGTTATTTGGTAACGGAGCATCGGTAGTAGATGGTGTATCGGTAGTAACGGTAAAGATTTCTGGAGCGGCCAATCGGCTAAAGAATAAACGGCAGGGTTGTCCATCTACACCGGCAGTAACTTGCCTCTGTTTATAAGACACCGAGAACTTACCTTTAGGACATTTAGTACCGATATTCATCGTAGAGCCATCATAGTAGATACAACCACCGGTGGCTTGGCCTATACCATCCCATACGAATAATTTCTTACGGCAAGATGTTAGGTTTACATTCGTGCCTTCAACTGTATATGCACCAGATATATCAGTCCACGAGCCACTATCAAGCATCTTCACTTTACCGCCATCCACACATACAAGTTTATTTGTGTTGCCACGGTACAGAGCAAGGCCTTTAGGGATTTCTTCCTGTGCTTCTGCAATAGTAGAGTAACCCCAGCGTTTTTCTACCACGCCATTCTCTGTAAACATTATATTCATCAACTCGGATGCTTCCTTATTGTCAATCATAAAGGCATCGCCTAACTGGTTCAACCCTTTAGATGGTGCTAGAACTCTAGTTTCAGAAGGTACTCTTGGGTCGCCTTCTGCTGGTAGTTTTGCGTAAGTAGGTATTTGATATTTAATAGTCATATTACCTCCTATCTACAATCACCAGTATAAGTTCCGTATTTATCGTATCTGTCTTTAGGTCTATGAAGCGGAGTATTCCGGTTAGATTTGGAAGCCATCTGTGCTAGAAGCATATCAAGCATATTCCATTCTTGCCTTACATCGGCAGAGTTTGGATGCTCTTTCATCTTCTGGTAAATAGAAGCGGCCATCACGATAGGCTGGGCGGCCACGAAGTGAATCGCACCAGTAGAAATCTTTTCTGGTAGAACCTGATAACTCACGGAAGTAACCTTGTCTGTGTCGCCTTTTATCTCGTACCTTTGATTAAGATTATCATATTCCAAGTAAACGCCGGAAACTGGAATATGGTTTTCTTCTTCAAAGTCAACAGCATCTTTAGTGTTGTATTCTGGAAGGCCTTTGAACTTCCTCCAGCCTAGAATATCAAAATCGGCAGGCATATAAAGCCTGTCTTCCTCGTTAGGCTCAAGTGCAAAATCACGCTTAATAGTAAACGGCCAATCTGTAAATCGCCAACAATAGTCTATCGCAGATTGTAACGATGAATCGTAAGCGGTGGCGTTACCATTTGGGAATGTACCCAAGCCAAGATACTGTGCTACCCCATTTCGTAAATCATCTTGTGTATAGGTGTTCATTGTTTGTATTCCTTTCTAAACTTTGCACCGGTCTGACTTTAAGTAGTCAATGTCCTTCTGCAAGTGTTCAATTTGTTTGCTTTGAGCGGCTTGCCTCTCATCTATGATGGCGAGGTGCTTTGAACTTTCAGCGAACTTCTGGGCGTAACCATTGTGTTCATCCAAGCGTTTCTCAACACCATTTAATTTTTCTAATAGTTGCTGGTGCTGGTCGGCCTGCTTTTGTTCTCGCTCGGCATCCTTAATGGCTTCTTGTCTGCTCTTGTGCGAAAACCCCGTGAACGCTCCAATCACCGTTCCGGCCAACCCTATAATCGCAACTAGAACAGCATCAGTCATTTCTGTTTCCTTTTTTTATTTTGTTAATCTTCTATTATTATTATAGCACAAGAAAGACCCCCAAGCAGGGGGTCAATCTTTTGACTAGAAGGTGGATTAAGAAGCACCGCCGCTAGAGGCTTTGAGGTTCTTAATCGCCACATTTGCGTATTCACCTCTATCTTCAAGGGTGAACTCACCAATGATAGCACCTTTCTCGTAGTCGCCGCCTTTAGGAGCATCGTAGTTGGCTGGCTCACGAAGACCTGCATAAGCAAGTGTTTCAGGAGCGATAAGCAACATATTGTGTGTTCCAGAAGCAGTAACAACAGAGTCAATGAAGCGGTGTAGGAAGATTTTGATGATACCGAAGTCGGATTCATAAACATCCACAGCGTTCACTAATCTCTTGTCTTTGGCCTCAATGTTCTTGGTAGAGCCAGCGGTGAACGAAGAAATCACACGCTTGAGGTCAGCACCAACATAACATTCAGAAATCTTGGCACTTGAGGCTTCCCAACCGAGTTGGAGATAATCCAAGAGCAACGATTCGGTAAGTTCTTCACCACCGGCGTTGACTGCATTGGTAGTGGTAAGGTTGAAGATACCACCCATCTCACGAGCAGTAGAAGCATCACCAGCGGTTTTAGTACCGTGGATGAGCGACCATTCGGCTTTGTGCTTCCAGTTAATCATCGCTTTTGCTTGGTAGTAAGCCTTTGGATTGCTCATACCAGCGGTGTCAATAACTTGGGCAGTACCAGAGATTTTCCAAACCTCTTTGATAATCTGCGTATAGTTACCTTCACGAGTTGGTGAAACCATATCACCATCACCCCAGTCAGCACCTTCAACGGCTTTCTTGTCAGTAGAACTGTTAGTAACAGTTGCATAGACATCTACCGGCCATTCGTGGTAAACAGACTTGGCTTTGCTTTTCTTCAAACCGGTGAAGAATTGCGTTTCAGTTGGCTTTAAGTTCGTAATCACATCAAGCAGGTCTTCACGCTTGACTGCCGAGGTGTACGAAGTCATCATAGCATTTGGCATTGTCTTGTTCCTTTTCTTTTAATTTTTTATTTTAGTTATCAACATAACTTAATTCTATTATATCACACTTTTTTTCTTGTCAACAAGAAGGCCTCTCTTGGAGGCCATTCTTGCATTTCTAGGTGTGTGAGGTGGGTCTATAAACCGCCGACACCGGCTTTTTGTAGAGCATCTACAACTGCGGTAACATCATCTATATCACCAGAAGCACGCTCTTTGATTGCTTTCTCGTTCAAGCGTACTGGCTGGGCTTTACCCTGTTTACCTAGTGGGCGAGATGGGATTTGCTCTGTATGTTGGCGAGCGGCACGGAAGCCCTGATTATATGCTTCATAAACCATCTTGTTAATCATCTTGGTAGATTGTAATGGTGTTAAGCCTTTAGAAGCACCACCATCGTGGAAGGTTCTGATTAACTCATATACTGGTTTATTCTTGCGGAGTTCTGGGTAGGCTTTATCAACCGCAGACCAGCGAGCAGATTCCTGTTGCTGTTGGTATTGGCGTTTGAGTTCCTCACGCTTCTGCTCATTCACTACATCAGAGCGAATGTTATTCTGCATATCTTCCAAATACTTCTTGGCAGATGCAGGGTCTTTTTTATCGTAAGCAGACAAATCAGCATTACCTTTAATTGGGTATTGCTCATTAAGCCACTTGTCAAAATCAGCGGCTTTCTTCTGTTCCTCAACCGGATTATAGGTGTCCTCTACTTCCGGCTCATTGTATTGAAGTTCCTGTGGTTCTTGAACCTGTGGTTCTTCAATGATTGGTTCTTGCCCTTCGGCTGGCTGGATTAAATCATCCTCCATTGTTATCTCCTTTCTTTAATTTATTCCTCCAAGTACCTAAAGGGAAAAGCCAAGACTTCCCACAATTAGGGTTATTGCAGGTCATACAGTCAAAGTCCGTAACTGATTCATCCAAGCGTAGCGAGGTGTGCTTGCATTTCAAATCGTTGACAGGCTGTAAATCTTCCTTCCGGACAATCTGTACCGTAGGGTCTTTGGCCTGTTCGCCACGGACATACTGCTGGAAATCATTCGTATTGTTTGAGTTGTTCTGCATACTTGTCCTTATTTTCAGCAGCGTTTCTTATTTTATTAACGAACATCCGTAATCCCTGCAATCTACCGAGATTAAGCAGATACTCATCGTGGGAAAGAGGAGTTGTTTTAACAATATCGTTGTTGTACTTTGCCATATCTTCCATCATCATTTTCTGGAGTTCGTTATACTGCGGAGTTTTAACAAGCACAGAGGCTCGTTGGGCGAACTTCAGTTGTTCTGATAATGTTTTTCTGGCCAAATCCTTTTTGTCCATTTTGAAACAATACTCCTCTTATACTTATATTATAGCACAATTCCTTTTATGCTTCTAGTAGTATTCTGCTTTAATCCACGAAGGCCTAAATCTTGAGCGTTCATTGTCGCTTCTTCACCAGTCATATACATATCAGGCGTTTCTGTTCCAGCGTTCATACCTTGTGGGGTTTCAATCTCACCAGTAGCATTTAAGGTAGGTTCAGATTTTTCGGCAGGTGCTTCCGGTTCTTCTGGAGTGTTAGCCTGTGGTTGCTCTACTTTCATAAGGATTGTAGATGGGTTTTCGGATGATAGTTCAGACAAGCGTTCAGCGGCGTGTGCGTAGTCAATACTAATGATACCTTCAGTATTGCCATTGGCTTGTGCCTGCTCACGAGAAGCATTAGCCCAGTTCTGGAGGTTGGCGATGTACTCAATGTAGTTAGAACGCATCTGGTCTTCAGAGATAGGCTCAAATGAGTTCTCATCTATACGAAGCACAAAGTTGCCACGAATATCAGTAGGTGTAATCATTTCAGTTACCGAACCCTTATAGGTGTTCTTCTGATAGACAACTGGGTCAACCATAAACTGTTGCGAGTTTACAAGCCACATATTCCCGACCTCTGCCCAAGACCTTCTGATGTTCTGTCGCATCATACCAATCTTTTCAGTAGCGGCCTCCATAAGGCGAGTAACACCGGTTGCTGTACCTTGTGTGGTATCAGTAGCAGAGTTAGGCACGCCGGATGCGTACTGCGAGATGGTGATGTTTTCAATCACACCTTGTATCTCATTCATCACGGTAGTAAGTTGGGCTGGGTTTGGTTCTGGGAACTTAAACTGTGTTGGCCTCTCACCACGATAGCGGAACTCTCCGCCCGGCTCAATCATATATGGTTCTACCACCGAGCCTTCCTCAATGGCAATCATACCATCGGAGAGGTTGAGGTTGTCCATATAATGATTAAAGAGGTCATTCATCGCACTCTGTAATGATTCAGAGTTTTCAAAGAATGATTCACCCCAGAATAGATGTGGCTTCCTACGGATGCGGAATGGTACATATGGGTACTTCTGATGCCAATAAGGATTGTCTTCGTGTAAGAGTTCTACGAAGCGTTTCTTGTCCTCGCTCACCGCATATACTGTATGGGTGTTGGCCTCACCATCCCAACAATCAAGGATGTGTACCTTCTTCTCTTTAGAATCAGCAGAAGATGGGTCTTGGCTGTTTAGGTAGCGAATCTTGGACTTCTGGTAGGTAGCGGTGTCATCGTTAATCACTCCGAACTTAATCTTCTCAATGGCATCTTTATCGTACTCGGTATGCGACAAGAGTTCTGCTTTAGTCGCTACATCCTGTACGATAAGCCAGCCAGCAGTCTGAAGGTCGGTAGCAGATGGGTCAATATAGAAGTTGAAGATGTTGACTGATTCAAAGTTATTAAAACCACGCATAGTGGTGGTTACATTCTCCAATGTAATATCTACATTGTTCATATCATCAAGCGGATGCTCCCTGCTTTCAATGGTGATTTCCTCATAGTTCACACGAGCAACACCAGTACCAGTAACGATAGCATCTACGAGTACAGAGAAGAACTCATCTTGAATCGGTACTCTACGAACTGGGTCGTTGTAGTCATAGTCCATCTTCATCTTTACTTTGTCGTAATTCTGATAGACTTGGGTTAGGTAGGCTTGTAAGTCCTCGCTGTTCATACTTACAGGCAAATTGTATAACTCTACTGCCCACGATGGTTTATATTGTACAAAGCGTGATACTAAATCCCATACCTTACCGGCCAAGATTGGTAGGAAGGCTTTAGATTTCCACAGAGCCATTTTATCTGTCTGTGTAGATGCGTACATCATATCATACCACTCACCCCATTTAGACTGGAATGATTTCTGTACACCCTCGGCATCAGACAATCTGTCAGCCCACAACTGTGAGCGTTTCTCAATTATTTCATCAGAATCGCCCTGTGGTTCAACATAACTCTGCTCTATGTCTTGGATTAGTTCTTTATTTTCATCTTCCATATTTTAATCCTTTTTTATTTTTATACTGTTTGTTATGTCATTCTTTAACCACTTGGTGATTTGCGAGCGAGCCTCTTGGAAGTCCAGAGGCGTTACCGTTGCTGTTCTTGAATAGAACTCATCTATCATTTTGTAGATGCCTACCTCCTCATCAAATACGAAGGCACGGCGTTTCTTCTCCTCGGTCTTAATCGTGCCGTGAATGAATCTAACGCCTTTAAGGTGCAAGTATGCCGCTAGTGCTGTATCATCTGTGGTTAATAGTTTCATATAACCTCCCTTTTATTATACCATTTTTTAGTCAAGCCTTCTCCCCGACTTGGAGTAACAATGCTTGATTTTGGCAGGCGGTCTGCCTCCATCCTTCATAAATCTGTTGATGTAGCGTGTGGCATCAAGTAAGTGGTCTGGCATCCTGTCATCTACAATATCGGTCAATTCTCCCCACTTATCTTTCTTGTAGGCCAAGCCCATAATCTCGTTGATGTAATTTTTACAACGGGCAGATATGTACATCTTTGGTAGCAGTTTAATCCCATCTACGGTTTTAGTTTCTCGGAGTTCAAGTTGGCTACGAATGACATTGTATTCTTCGGACTTCTTGCCCGGATGTTTCACGGAAGCACGGACATTTATACCGGCCTTTTTAAGTTCAGCAATAGAGGTAGGGTCGGCACAGTCGCCTACAATGTAGTTGAAGTAATCACCGGACATCTTCGTGTTAAGCATCTGAATACGCTCGGCAGATGTGGTGTGCTGTTCGTAAATCTCATCATATATAAACCAAGTATTCGTGCGTGGATGTACCGCAATAAATACACAGGCAAATGGGTCGTTCCAACCAAAGTCAATACCGAGGAAGTGTGAGAAGTCGGTAAGGTCTGGCAGGTCTTTAACGATGTGAATCTTCGGGTCAAAGTTCGGAAAGACAAGTGATTCAGGCGTGGCAAACTCGGCCATATACTCTTGTCGCCAATCTCCCATCTTGCCGGCTCTCTCATAGGCTCGTTTAATAGATTCCCACTCACCTGTACCTTTAGGGTCAAAGTATGGGTTATCAAGAGCGGTAGCGTGGAAGTACCCCCAGTCTTCTTCAAGTTCATTCTGTGCTAGTGTAGCGAATGTGAAGAAGTGGTTCATTGTACCGTTAGGGGTACTAACAATCCACACTTCACCCTGTGTATCAGCCACCATCGGGCGTATGACTTTCCTGAATACATCGTTCAAATCACACTCGGCGAAGGCCGCCTCATCTATCACGATGAAGCCATACTTACCCCCACGGAGGGCATCAGGGTTCTTATCAACACCTTTCAACTTTATCAGAGGGGTTTTAGTCTGGGCGGTGTAGTCGGCGTGTATATCACGACCCCAGAACTTTTCAACAGGTAAATCAAACTTCTGTGGCTTAATCTTATACTGGAGCAGGTTCTCATTCTTGGTAGCCCACACTTCTGGTATGGTCTGTGGTAGGATTTCATTCCAGTAAATATCACGAGCGTGTTCCATCGTATCAGAAATAATCAGGCTGGAGTAACCGGTTTCAATCGCATTAAGGAAGGCTTTCTCGGCGGCTAGTGTACTTTTACCAGTACGCCTACCTAGATTCAACACTTTGAAGCGGTGCTTATCAAGCAGGATTTCTCTCTGCTTTTTGTATGGCATCGGTAGTTTAATAACTTTGGTATTGGACTCGCTCATCCTCGTACTCCTCATCAGTATCTATCATCATCTACAATTTGCCCTTCTATGATTTCAGATGGGTCATTCCCAAACACCACCTTCACATTTACATTATTATCAGTCTTGTCCGGAGTTCCTACATTCTGGCGTAGGACTTCAATCGCAACATCACCACGGACTTTATCAGACTTGGATTCCACCATCAGTTCCTCTAAAGTATCAAGTGCCACAACTGACAAATCAGCCAACCTCTCGTTGACTTTTTGTTTAAGCATCTTCATCTCTGGGCGGTTGTCTAATTCTCTGGCCGCCCATCTAATCTGTGCTAAACCATCTTTACCCTTCGGCAGGTTGTCAAAGAAGTCCTCCCATTCTGGGTCGTTACGGAAGGCTTTTTCAAATGCTTTAGAAGCAGGCATCCCCCCAGCCCTCAATGTCTGGTAATTGAGTTCTGTTTCAGTAAGGGTCATCAAATCCTTACTCTGAAGTTTTTCTGGTAGGTTAGAATCCTCGTTCACGCTGTGCCTTCTTTTCTGCTAATCGGCGTTCAGCAATAGGGTTGGTAGCATACGGTCTAATGATGGTGTGTCCGTTAATCGGAGGCTCTGCATAAAGTTCATCCTCATCAGTACCATCACCTCTCCTGCCACGCTCGGAGTTCATAATTGGTTTCTCGGCGGCTCTCATATCACGCCACTCTTTCATCGTGAGTTTCTTGTCTGCGTAAGGATTATCTTCTTCTGGCATCTCAATATCAGGCGATACAAACCTCTCTGGGTGAGCATCACGGTGTGCCTGTATATCAAAATGGGATTCTCTGCTTTTTAGGATTCTTGCCATCACATTTGGGTCATAGTTGGTTTTAGCGGCCACAGCGGACAAATACTGTTGCCTTGCTTGTCCTCTAGTGAAGTTACTCATCAAGTTACCAGTAATCGGGTGTACATCATCTTGCTTTGGTTCTCTTTGTAGGTAGCAGGTGTAAACGCCGAACTTGGTGTACATTAAATCTGCTAAATCTTTTAATGTGAGATTATCGGTGGAATGGGTTATCGCATCCTCGTATGCGGCCTTCCAGTCAATCTCTGGCTCTTTACCACTAAAGCCAAAATCGTTTACATCCTCCTTCTGAATGTCCACATTTTCCTCAATTTCGTGTACATCTTCAGTAGGGATTTCCACACCTTCAAAGGCCTCCACAACCTCGCTAGGTACTTCGTGCTTCCTAACTGGAATCATTTTCCCATCTATGGATTTGCGATAGGTAGCGGTAGTACCCTGCTTCCCCATCATCACTCTCCCCCATATTTCACCATTTATTTCTAATTTGTCCATAATACTCCTTTTCTTTATTATAGCATACCTTTTATGCTAAATACCTATATTAACATTATGTTCTCGTAAAACAACAACAGCGGCATCGTACCGTTCTTTCTGCTCTGCAATATAGTTATCGTATTCATATTTATACTGCTCATCAGACCAACCCTCATCTACACAACGCTTATCACAAACCGCCTTCGCATTTTCAGGTTTCATTTTATTTTTAGCATCCGTAGCAGTCTGCACCGCTTCCTCTAAATCATCAGGCAGGCTCTCCCTCACCGGCATCGCCCTATCTCCAGTCGCCACCATCCTATGTTCGCCGTTAGGCCTTTGATTTTTCGCCGCAGGCGAAACGATTTTTTCAGGATTTTCCGTTTTATTTTTTTCGCCGGCCTCAAAATAATCCAATAAAAACTCAAGATGGCTAGTGATTGGTCTATACCCTCGCTTGGCTTGCTCCTCCAGCCGGGCATATATCTCATCAGTAACCTTTATAGTTTTACTCATATACCTCCTTTTAAGTCTATTATAGCATACTATGGTGGACTATGGTACACCTTTGACTACCAAAATGTACTATTTAGGGCTTTTAGAACGCATACACGGTTGGAACTATACCCACAAATAAAAAAGTATATATATACTATACTACGGACAAAATACAGGGGTGGGGGGTGGCTCTGGCACATTTTACGGCACACAAAAAATCAGGGGGGAGTTTTGACTTTTAAGGGGTGAAGTTTAAGTTATAAGTTGAAAATCGGCGAAGTTTAAGGGGTGGCTGGGTGAATAGTCGCCGATGTTGTCTGTCTTCTGTCTGTTTTATTTTGTATTTGCTTATAAGGTAGAGGAAGAAAAGGCGAGAGGCTGGGAAAATCCCGCCGGAGTTTGTAGCATATATTATATTATATGAGAGTTTGGGAACTTGGCGAGGCTTGGGAATACCGCCGGAGAATATACAAAAAAAAGTATAAAAAAGGTATTGACAAAAGCGAAGATGTTTGCTATAATGGAAGCATAAGGTAAGCGAACCGCCGGAAGCAGTAAGAAAGAAAGCCGGAAAAATCGCACAATATAAACTATAAGAAAGGAGAGCAGAAAATGCGAACCGCAGAATATAATAAGTTCAAGAGCCATATTTTAGAATATATGGACAAGCAGGAACTAGCGGAAACGCTGGCGAATTATAAAACATTAAGAGAGAGCAACGGCACGACTTGGGGAGCAGGTCAAACAATGGTTCAATGGGGTTGTTTTGCTTGCTACTACTCGCAAGTTATAGAAGCATTAAAAGAGATTTACGGCGAGGACTACAAGCCGGAGATTTACGAAACGAAAGCCGGAGATTTACGCTGGAAAAATGGCGAGGCTTATTGCTGGACTATTTACAAGGCAAAAATCGCACGCACTCTTGAAACTATGGAACGCAAGGGGGAACTATGAGAACGAGCGTAGAACGCAGGAGAGCAGAAGAAGCACGCAAGCAAGCACGCAGGGAAGAATTAGCAGGCTTGCTTGGTGCTGGGCTGGCTGGCTTGGCTATGGCTTTACCATTTGTATTATATATTATTATTTATTAAAGGAGATTTTAAGAGATGAAAAAGGTTAAACTAGCGGAAGCAATAAAGGCTATGGGCTACACCATAGAAAAGAAAAACAAGGGCTACAATTTCAGAAGCATATTTGCGAGAGATGAAGCCGGGCAGTTGTGGTATTTTCACATTGAAGACTTGCGAGATAGTGAGCCGATGATATACCGGAGAACCGCCGAGAGTATAACAGATTATAGAGGCGGACAAAATAGATTTGATGTAGAAGAAAAGGCGGAGCAGTTGGGCTTGATTATATATGAGCCACGAACCGCCGGAGATTATAACAAAATGTAAGGCGAGGCGGTAGCAATACCGCCGAACCATAAAGAAAGGAACTATACAAGATGAACTATAAAGTTATAGAACACAAAACACCGGAAGCATATTCTGTATATGAAAGCATAGCCGGAGTTGATAGGGTAGCATATACCTATAAGACAAGAGCCGAAGCGGAAGATATGAGCCGGCTACTTGATATGGTAGTAAGCACTTGGTGCTATGGTGGCGATAGGCGAAGCGATTATATAATGCGATATGCTACCGATAAGGCGATAAGTAAAGCCGATATGCTGGAAGCAGTAGATAAACTTTTTGATTATTTAGATGATAATTTTACTACACGATACGCCGGAACAGATAGCGAGGGCGTAAGTTATAACACGATAGTAAAGAGGGAGCAATAAAATGACACGCCAAGAAATAATAGAACTACTACAAGACCAAGTAGAACATAACAGAATAACCGCCGAGGAGTTAGGCAAGGCTTGCGATAAGCACAAGTTATATTTACACGATGATGTTTTATTCCCGATAGGGTATAACACTTGCGATAGGTGCGGAGATTATGGCGATAGTGAACTTGACTTTTTATGGGTTGATAGTTTTGATTGGCAAGATGACAACGAAAAAGACCAAGCGATTATTAAAGCAATAGAGCAAGAGGGTGTAGATTACTGTGCGATATGTTGGCATTGTGTAGATGAACTAGCAAAGAAAGGAGCGATAAAATGAAAGCACAATATATAACTGATATGCTGAACGATAAAGGGCAGGCGATAGCAAGCGGAGAAGATGTAAAAACATTTTTACAGATAACCGCCGATGAATATATACGCCAAGCGATAGCCGGAGATGTTGAAGATGTCGGAGTTATTATAGATGATATAGTAGCGATGATACAACTGATAGATAAGGAAGACTGGGAGTGGGTATATATAGAGGAGAACCCGATGTCTGTAAGCAATTTACATATTATGGAAGCCGGAAAGAAAGCATAAAAATGTCAATAAAAACTATTGACAAAAGCGAGAAAGTTTGATACAATAGAGGTATAAACAATAAAGGAAAGGAACTACATATGAAATATAAGAAGCCAACAGAGTTCAAAAGTCGTGATGAACTATGGCGATATATGAACGATAATAATTTAGTGATAGTCAGAGGCTATAAAGAAGATTATTTTATGGACGCTGATGACTATTATTTAGGAGGAGCATTTGATGAGTAAAATGGGAGCATTAAACCTAGAACTACAAGAGCAAGCCAACGAACTTGGCTACTCTACAACGCAAGAAGCATTAGATAATGGACTACAAGTTCAGTATAATAGCGATGGTTCGGCGGTGCTTGTGCCGTTTCTGTCGGAAGAAGAAATGGAGAAGCAAGTTAGAAAAGATTTACAAGATGAGTTTTTTGAGGTGTTAGATAAGATAGATGAAGCGATAGGCTACATCAGATTTTACGACCACCAAGATAGCGATGAGCATATCAAAAACTTATTAGAGGTTGAAGAATACCTCAAGACCAACATTAAGTTATAAGGAGATTAGAGATGAGTGTTAGTTTAGAAGAAGCATTAAACGGAGCAGGCTACCGATTTGATAATGTAGATGACTGTATATGGCTACTCGGTAAGCGTGATGAGTTTGATGAGTTGTGCGAGAAAGCACAAGAATACCACGATAAGTATTGTGAGTATTTAGATGATAAAGAAACAGCCGAAGATGATGGCGATTATAACTACCCCGATTTTGCGGAGTGGTTGGAATTAAAGGAGCAATAAAATGGAAGTTAAAAATGGTGATAAGACTTTGTTTCATATACAGAGTTTAGAGATTATAACAAGTGGCGATAGTGCTTTTGATATGTTTGTCTGGGCAGTTAATACGCCGATAAGAGATGAGATTATTAGATTACTTGAGCAAGAGTTTGATAACGAGGCGATGGATTACGGAGCGATGGCTGATACTTGCGAAGTATATAAAGTATATGCGGAGGAAGTATAAGATGTATAGATATAAACTGATAGTAAAGAATATCATAGCACCGGTTGCGATAATAGTATTAGGTATTATAGCAGTTGTGTTAGGTGTAGGCTTGGCTTATGAGCGTGGGCATAACAACGGCTACAACGAAGGCTGGAACGATGGCACGGCTTATGGCTGGCAAGGTTGTATAGAAGAAAATAACTTATACGAAAGGTATTAAAATGATAGTATTAGATATTGAATACAAGTATAAAGGGGAAGCCGAGTGGCGTGTAAGTAAGGTGGCGATAAGAAGCCGGACTGAAGAACAAGAATATCACGCCATTGAAGATGATAGGGAGCAGTTGAACTGGTTAAACGATAGACTAGCAGAGTATGATTTAGATGATGATGACATCATTAGATACTTTGATTATTCCGACCACGCATTTAGTCCGATGATGACAAGGGCTGGGTATAATGATGATGGCGATAGATACCGTGTGTCAAACGATGACTATGAATTAGTTGATAGCATTGAACCTTTATTCAAACGCTGGCATAAGGCGATGGGTGGCGATGACCCCCGATATGATAATGACCTTGATGACTTTATTAGGTGGATTGAATATGAAGTGGTTGAGTGTGAAGTAGAAAATAATACAGCCGAGTGGCAAGGAGCAGAAAATGATTAAGATAAACGAGCCAAGATACCACGATAGAGTAGTGTTGATAGCACGGTATAGAATACCTTGTGGGCAAGACTTTACTATTCAGATATTAAAGGGAGCATATGCTGGGGAGTATAAGATTACAAACGAAGCAGTATGTGCCAGCCCGATAGAGAGTATGAAAACTAGGAGTGGCAAGCAGTTAAGTATGCGAGCCGTTCCGTTAGATAAATTAGAAAGGTTGCGATAAGCACTCGCAGTATGGTATAATATGAATATGGAAAGCGAGGTTAAAAAACAATTTGATACTTATAATCACCAGCCGGATTATATGCGTAAGATAGCCAAGAAAGGAGGCAAATGGAAAGTGAGCAAAGATGGCAGGAGCAGGTCAGAGATTTACAGGAAAAGGCGAATTACTCTTATTCCACCGAGTATCTCAAAGGACTGATAGATAATGCTTGCGAACTTATACAGATAATGATAAGAGCAGGCTACACCAAGCCAGAAATAAATAACATCTTCGGACTAGGTAAAGAGCGATACGGAAAAAAGGAGCGTGCTTTACTCCGTGCTATGATAAATGGCAAGGTAAAACCTACCGATAGTCTAGCCACTATTCAAGAAAAGATGTCCGATGAAATGGACTTGAGTAGGCAGAGTTGGGCTATTGCTTTTAGAAGGTTGATAGAGAACGGAGATTTAGGCTAGATGG